GTTGACGGGTATCTAGTGGTTTTGGCAAGCCATTAGACCTTCATACCTTTCAAGAGTGGTTCTCCTAACGGAGGACACACCTTTTCGGGGTAATCTTGGTTTCAAATCAAGAGCCTCAGGTAATGTCTCAAAGGCGTCTAACCCGATGGAAATCGAGGACTCCCATCGATTAAAGACAGTCTGAGACAGTACAGACTTCACCTTTTCGTCAAAGGTGGAAGATAGTTCTTCCAGTTGAACTGGGGAACAATCTTCTGTAGAATGGTACACAAAAGTGTTCATTCTACTTCTTAGGCCCATTAGGGAACCTAAGACAACCTTTTCCGGTTGGTAAAAGTCTAAAGTCCTCTCAATCATCTTAGCCAGATTATCACCTGGTAAAGAAAAATTGAGACCGATAGGTTCAACTAAATGTTGAACAATATCAAAGACTTTCTTTTGCCTCCTCGAGAGAAGGCATCGACTCTTCCTGCCTAGAAGTCGACAGATATCGAGGAAATTGTCATTAGACATTTTCCTCCACTTAAGTTGGGGGATAACCTCCGACTTAGTGACAATCTTACCGGCAAATTCCGCAAGGGAATTACTGGAGATTGATTTATCTTCCGACCAAGGACAGGACATCCTGTTCAACATGGAAATGTAGGAATCCCTCAACTTATCATTGAGGATAACCACATCATCGCCAACTACAAAGAATTGGTTGTCATGACGACAACCATTCAAGTAGAAGAGCAGCAATCCATGTGTCAAGGTAAAGGAAGCAAAGCTAGGATATAATCCTAAGGGTTGCCCCTTTGTCCATTGGAGGTTCCCAAGAGGGGATTTCCACCAACCACGAGAGATCTCCACAAAGAGATCAATGTGGATCCAATCTTCCTTAGGAATAAAAGCTCTGAGAGCTTCCTCCTGAAGAGAGAGAGGAAAATGGTCTGTAGCTGATGATAAGTCTACAGAATGTACTTGACCACCTTGCCAAAGGTGTGACTGGATGTGAGGAATTGCTTCATGCTGTGCATGAGTGCAATCCCATGGCAGTTGACGCACAACATCATAAAGCAAATCACCCAAAGGACGAAGTGCTTCTTGGTGTATGCGGAAAGGGGAAGCTACAGAACGTAGTTTCCCGCCAGGTTCCTGTATAAAGTGGATTTCTCCACCATACACAGGGTAGGTAGAGGAACCATCCCAATCCCTAAGGGATTGGAGATGACGCCTTCTAGTATCTAAACCAACAAGTAAGGGATCATAAAGATCCCTATACCGTTGATAAAGATACAACCCACCATCAGTATTAAAGAGCTCTAGATCTCTCCAGATCTCTTTATCCTGAGGAACCGACCTTCTACCAAAATGCGTAGGAGCTTTCTTATCAGGAGAACCCTGATAAACAACTAACGGTCGATGACAACAGGTCACCGAACGTCTTTTGACATGTTGGCTGACGGCCCTACCAAAACTTCGCAAGAAGTCTAGGTCAAGGGCATCATATTCCTTTGGATTGATACCAGAAAGGAATTTCTCCTTCTGACTCTCTGTGAGAGAAGGAAGGATGTAGAAACTATAAGCCATAAAGGCTTGAATAGTCCTACCGAAATTCTGATCTGATTTATCAGACCAACGGAATAGGGAGCCGATCAACCCTGCCACATCACCCTTACGGTTCTTACGAACCCAGGTTAGTGGAGGAAGTCCTGATCGACGACGAATGAGATCCACTTTAAGAGACTTGAGTCTCTTAATGGTCCATTCGATCCCAGAACATGTCTCCCAATGCACTAAAAGCTGGACAAAAGGCTTAAGCGCATAATGGGGTATGCCAATTACCAAAAGACGACGCGTCAAACCTTCCTGATGTTGCTCAAATGTGAGCATAGCTGTACTCCTTTCGGATATGGCTACATCAAGTCGGCGACGAACCGACCTTAAGTCTTAGGTTGGCTCCACTTTCAGGAGTTGACAAACACTTGAAAAAGAGTTAAAAGGATGGTCATAATAACCATCACAATGGGTGCCCAAGGAATCTGGAAAGACCGTCGAGGAAAAGAACGTTCCATTGAGGACAGTTCGTCCTTCAATCGAATACACTTTTTCTCAAGGGCTGATTTCTCAGCACTGAGGGAAGCGATCATACGCTGGGATTCAAGGAGTGTCTGCTTTAAATTGCAGAACTCACTGACATCCAACAGGTTATTGATCCTTTCTTCCAGTGACTCCTTCAACTTACCCGAAGGTAAATCGATGAGTTTCGATTGGGCAAACCGAGCCCATTGGAGAAGTTCGAGATCCCTCTTGAGATCTTCAGAAACCTGGGACCATTGAGGATGAATATTGTTTCTCATCCAAATAACCTCCTTTCAAGAGTGTTAACC